GCGTCGATCTAAAGGGAAGTCGTGGAGATGGCCCCTAGTAAGGGAACACACCATTTACGACGAGGCCTCTTACGGCCTCATAGGTCATAGGAGACCTAACCCATAACCATTCACTACCAAGTAACTTAATACCTGGTCGTGAGTGCGTACGACGATACTTCTCTGCGTTGTTCCGGGCGTTCTTCTTACCCGGACGGAGAGAAGATTCTACTGTACTCGAAGTTAAAAGCTGCCTTCTATAGCCCCATTCGTCATTAGGGACCATTGAAAAAGCAGTTTCACCCAGCATGAGCTTTGGTAAGCCATCAAGAACCGACAAGTATTTCTCTGGAATCCAGATATATCCTTGAAGGAAACGAGACGGAGCTCCGAAGACTTTGTAAGTCTGTGGAACTAAACCACTCAAATACTTATAGAGTGGTTCAAAATGCACCGCATCGAGCGGACATTTATTGACCTGGATCTGTATCATGTTGAGATACTTGATCAGATCGGCTACATGATGAATGGGCCTCGAGATATATAGAGGACGCACATCCGTACCCAAGAGGTAATCGGCACCACAGCTTTCACGAAAATTTCCTTGTGAGAAGCTTTTCAGGCTATTAGGCGTTGCGCCTATGGCCTTCAACCGGAGTATGACCTCGTCATACACATCGCGGTCGACTATGATGTCGTCACCGTACACCCTCCATGCAGTATCCGACAAACCCCGCTCACGATATATAGAGCGGACAAGGGCTGCGAATATCACGGTCTGCAGAGAAAATGTGAGGGCGTTGCCCATAGCACTGAATTTCTCCAGGCGCACACGTTCACCATCCACCTCAGCGAAGCGGTTAGTGCACGCGTTGAGACAACGGAACCATGGAGCTGAAAAGACAGAAGCAACAAGACCGTAGGCATTGCGATCACTCGCATTCTTAAGATCGATTGTGCAACTTCTTCCATCAAGTGAGCCTCTGTAGGCCAACACTTGATTGGGTCTTTGATCACTGAGATCTAACCCCCAGCGATCTCGCATTCGTAGACGGACATGTCCATCGTACGCTTGCTGGATCCATGTGGTTAAACTCCCTCCAATTTCAATAGTCCTCCCGACTCTGAAGTTCTTGGGTACAACGGCTATCTTCGCGTAGTCGCAGGTTACGACGGACTCCCGTTGAAAGTGCTTGGCACTTAGACGGTTGCAACCCCAGTAACTATTTGCCATACATTCGCCCATCATTGTTCCCTTCAAATAATCGAGCTCGTGCTCGAGAGAAGGCAAGATAGACGGATTTATGGTTTTAAGAATAGGGTCTTTCTCATCCTGGCGCGTCGTCAATGACACACCAGGGCCGTATTTTCCGAACCGAGCTACTGTTGAGTACTCTGGGGGGAACTCGCCTAAGAGCGAGAAAATCTCCTTACGAATACCTTCTATAGTCCGGCCGAGTAACGTTGAACCTAAGGTAAGAGGGGAATTCTTTAAATCCCATAACCTCCGGTTCGTTTCTTTACACGCGTCCTCGGACGCCCACCATTCAGCGATGGCGACATCTGCTGGATCACTTCCCCCCGAAAACGGGGCATCCTCCAACTTCTTGAGGAGGGCAGCAGCTTGTGCTGGTTTGTAGTAATCCAACGGTGAGTCACCTTGTCTCGCCTTGGTGGCAAGCGCCTCGTAGCCTTCTATGCACCGCGGGAGATCCTTCTGCGATGCAGCTATAAAGGGAGGTTTCTCCCCTCTGTAAAGGCCTACGACACAAGCATTGAACACCTTGCGGTAGTCAAGCTTGACATTAAAGTCATTCTTTTCGACTTCCGTTAAGCTTATCCTTTGGCCCTGTAAGGGGCGGGGGACAGAGGCTTTCTGGCCATTGACAGACGTCAAACTTGTCTGTGTTAAGTAGGCTACTTCGGCTTGACACGATTTCAAGGAATTGCTCCTTCAAAAGAGTGCCTCCAACTGCCAACCCTAGCACCAGGAGAACATAAAGAACGATTATCCAAACGAAACTACGTTTGGCTTTGCAAGCCTGCCCAAATAGGGAGATCATCCCGGTAGAGCAAGGTTAGCAAAGAAAGAGTCCAACTCCGAGTCCAACACAGCTTGCGCAAGCAACGCTTTGGAAAGCGTTACGTCAGCCTCAGCTACGTCGGCACGGCGAGATCCTGAAAGCTCCCAAATGATGGGACAGGATACACCGTCGGCATCTGCAACGGCCCACGATATTTTCACGTAGTTCCGAGCATTGCCCACGTACGTGGAGCTCTTCTTGGGATAAACCCGTCGTAACGTCAACGTTTTCGGAAGGGTCAGGGTAGACCCAGAATACGAGAACACTTTCGCATCGTTGCGAGCAGAGTCCTCGGTGAAAACGTAATCAGTTGCGCTGTGTGATACAGTGATCGACATACAAACTCCATGCCTGGTAGAAAATCTGCCCAGGAGGTAAGTGGAGGATACCTTGAGTTACCAAGGGAGTGCTTGTTTCGCTTTAGGGCGGAAACGATTGGTAAGTACCGCTAAAAGCGCGGCCAGATCGATGTACTCTTCCCACTGTAGAGCGTCCTGGGCACCCATGACGGGCGTGAAATTATCAAGCACAATACGGTTCTTGGTAAGAACAATTTCATGGCCTGAATTAGTCCCAGACTCAAAGTTGTCAGACGTCACCCAACTGGTGTACATACCTGCCGCATCTGTGATTGGCCCTTTGCCTAACGGATACGAAATTGTCCGGTCGCACTCGGCTGCGCACTCGAAAGTGCCATAGCCGATACGCTCAGTACAAAGGACGTATGCCTGCATTGATAAGGCCATTTCACGGATGTTGACAAACTTGTCAACAACCCAACTGAAGGGAATCAGTTCCCATACAGTACCTACGGGGTCCACGAGCCCGAACAAACGGACTGGTCCGGTTAAAGCTTCGTGAAAATCCGCAGTTTGACCGCACTTCCAACGTGCCCAGAAGCGCTTCATAACATGCAGGCGAACCTGCATCTTCAAAGACGTGGAGAACTTAAATGTGGCGAGTACAGTTTCGTCCTCACCGCTCCACGCTTTGTACATATTGGACTTTCGTAAACGTGACCCAGCCCCTTCCATTGCCATATAGGCATCGGCATGAGCAATCACGTCATATATGAAAGGCCTCCAGCCATATCGTGCCTCCATCCACAACTCAGATGCCTTTTCCATCACCCTAACACGGGCCCATGGATCGGCTTTGAGCCGCCGATATGTTATGCCTAAACCCATCATCGCCGTCCTTACGGGGGTTCTGAGGAGTCTAACTGCTTTACATATCATGGAGAGAGTCTTCTTTGACTCTGCAAGAGTCACGAGTGTCTGGGCTATGCCCGAAGCTATTTCGCTAGACACAGCAGTCATTGCTACGTCGCGCTCGTGGTCTGAACCGCTTGGCATCGCCAAGTATTCAATTTCATTCTGGGCTTTCGTCCGAGCGAGATTTGACCAATACGGCCAAGCCCCGTTATTCGGTGTCCAGTAATGTTTGGCCCACGTGCCTGTAAAGGTTTTAGAAGTAGTCACACCTGTGACGTTATACTTCTCTTGATAATAAACCTTTACGTTACCCGTCCAAGCTTCGGCCGCGATGTGTTCCTTCACCATCGGGTTGCACATAAGCTCCCCGGCGTCCCGCCTCTTTTCAAAGTTTGGTATTAACATATCAGACATTGAATCTGAGTAGTTATTCTTTGAGTAAGAAGAAGTACCCGAGTTCTTTCCTCTGGTCCGCGTATAGACTGTCATAATATACTCCGTATATTACGGCAGCCACACGCGGGTGAGCATTGGACCTTATTGACTACCATGTTGATAAGGTTTTGTCTCACCCAGGAACCCCTTATGGGG